TTGTCATCGATGACCCCCTGAAGGATTCGGAAGAGGCAGGGTCAGCGACGATCAGAAGAAAAGTCTGGGAGTGGTACACAACCACTGCGTATACCCGCTTAGCCCCTGGCGGCGGGGTGCTGGTGTGCATGACGCGATGGCATGAGGCTGATCTGGTCGGTCGATTGCTTTCGGATCAGAAGTCTGGAGGCGACAAGTGGGAAGTGGTTCGGTATCCCGCTGTGGCAGAAGAGAAGGAGACACACCGTGACATCGGAGAGGCGCTACACGAGAACAGGTACTCCCTCGACCGTCTCGAGGCCATTCAGGCTGCGATCGGGTCAAGGGCATGGGCGAGCCTGTATCAACAGCGCCCCACTTCGGCAGAGGGTGAAGTATTCAAGCGAGAATGGTTTCAGACCTACCGTGCGGACCCATTGACTCAATCAAAGCTCTGCGATGAGATAGCGATCTCGGTTGACTGTGCCTTCAGAGCGTCAAAGCACAGCGACTTCGTTGTGCTTCAGGTCTGGGGGAAGCGGGGTGCCTTTAGATACCTTCTCGATCAAGTTCGGGCCCGAATGGAGCTACCCGCAACACAGGCAGCCCTGCGGAATCTGTCTGCTAAGTGGCCGAGAGCCGACCTGAAGTTGATCGAGGGGAAAGCAAATGGAGACGCGCTCATCCAAACAATGCGGGGAGAGATCACAGGGCTGATCGGGTGGGACCCAAGAGCCAGCAAGGAGGCACGCGCACAGACAGCCGCAGTCCAGTTCGAGTCCAGTCAAGTATGGCTACCGAGCCCGCAAGACGCGCCCTGGATCGGAGATTATTGTGAAGAGTTAGCAGGGTTCCCTCATGCGGCACACGATGACCAAGTGGACGCTACGTCCCAGATCCTGCTTCGTTGGTCCCGTGCGGTCGAGTTCGCAGTTGCGGTGGCATGATGACCCCCGCAAGTGATAGGCTCGTTTTATGAGCGCTCTCGTTGTTCGTGATTCATGGTTGTCGAGGCTGTTGGTGAAGGTTCGCCTGCTGGCTCCGGATCAGCACCAAGCGGGAACAGACTTCGGATCTGGAGTTGCCCGAGAGGCCAGCTATAGCGCTGCCCAGGCGATGTCGGCCTATGCAGCCTTTCCATGGGTGAAGGCTGCAGTCACCGCTAAGGCTGTCGACCTCTCGGGCCTTCCCCTCCGACTCACACGAGGAACGGGAATCAACACCGAGCTAATAGAAGGTCACGAGATCCACGATCTTCTCTCGCAGCCGTCCGAGAGAATCAATGGTCTCCTCTTTCGGAGACAGCTTTGGGTGGATCTTGATCTGACAGGCAACTGGTTCGGTCTGCTCCTCAGTCCGACCACTCTGCCCGTTTCGATCTTGAGGCTACACCCTGCTCGAGTCCGTGTCCTTGCAGCGAGCGATGGACAAGTGGCGGGGTACGAGTACGATCGTCGAGGCAGCCCGATCAAATATGATTGGGAGAGTGTCCTTCATGTTCGGGGCCCCAGTTGGGAGGATGATCCCACGGGGCTGTTCGGCACGGGGTTGATNAGAGCCTTGCACAACGACCTCACCGCTGATCTTGCAGCCCAGAAGACATCGGCAAAGGCAGCCCGAAAGGGACGCCCCGACTCAGTGGTGAGACCGAAAGGAGATTCAGATCGATGGAGCCCCGATCAGGTGCAATTGATCAAGAAGTCCATCGAGTCGAGACTCTCGGAGTCAGAGGGTGGGGCGCTGGTACTTGGAGGCTCAGCCGAATACACCCCCATGAGTTGGTCTCCGAAAGACATGGAGTTCCAGGAACTTAGGAAACACATCCGAGAAGCGGTGTTGGCTGCCGCTGGCGTGCCTCCATCGAGAGTCAGCCTTCCGACTGCCAACTATGCCCAGTCGCGAGAGATGGAGAGAACCTATTGGCAGACCCTCCAAGGTGAATCGTCCTTGATTGATGCAGAGCTAACGAGGCTCGCTCATAAATGGGATCCGAAGTTTAAGATCTCGCACGACTTCTCTTCTGTCTCCGTTCTTCAGGATGATCGGTCGGTTAGAGTTGAGCGGGTGAGAAAGTGGTGGATCATGGGGATCTCCTTGAGCGAAGCCGCAGCATACGAGGGCTTCGACGATCTCCCCGAACCCGAAGTGTTTTCCCGCCCGTCGCCGCAGGACCAATCCGGCGAGTCAGCCCCAGCCCAAGAGCAGACATTCCGTTCCTGGTGGCGGCGGGCATCCTCCATTGACCCTCTTCGGTCTGTTGATCCTCTGCCTGATCTGACAACGGAAGACGGTAGAGATGCCAAATGGCGTAGCTTCATCGATCGAGTCCATACGCCTGTCGAGCGCGGTCTCAATCTAACGATGCGACGGTTCTTGAAGGATCAGGCTCGGAGATACGCAGATCGCTTAGGCAAAGCGATGAAGAAGGACATCTCTGATGCCCAACTCGCGGATCTATTAGCGGAGGCGGAAGAGATTCTGGCGCTTGGCGATGCTATCGGGACACAGCTAATGGAGGCACTTGAGCGGGCATTCGCAGCAGCGATGTCGGAGCTTGACCTGACGGGCCTATCAGATGACGGTCTTCGATCAGCAGAGACAGACCTCCGCACGGACATGATCACTCGTGTCGATCAGACAACGAGAGATGCGGTGACCATGATTGTCCGAGACGGTCTCGCGTCAGGAGCTACGATTCAGGAGATGCAGTCNGCGATCATGTCTGCCGATCGGGTCTTCGGTGCTTCCCGTGCTCTTATGATTGCCCGCACAGAAGCCACCCGGGCAGTAAATCGGGGCACGGTCGAGAGCTACAGAGAAGCCACAGAGGATCTTCCAGATCTCCGAATGCAATGGCTGACAGCCCGTGATGGTGGGGATCGTCACCCGTCATACCGAACCGCAGACGGCAAGACCCTTGATGGTCAGATCGTGGATGTGGATAAGGTCTTCACTCTGCCCGCTGGGCCCCATGTCGGAGAGACTGCTGCCTATCCGGGTGGGTTCGGCATCCCAGGTGAGGACATCAACTGCCGATGTACCGTTCTTCCAGTGTTAGGATCTTGACATGAAAGACGAGCCCATCAGACGCCTCTTCCAGACGAAGGCACTTGACACTGGCAACACGCGAGTAGTCGCGTCCACTCCAGACGTTGACCGTTATGGAGACATCGTTGCCGCCCCGTGGCGCCTTGAGAACTTCGCAGCCAACCCCGTCATTCCCTGGGGTCACGACTACGCACAGCCTCCAGTGGGCAGAGCAACCACAGTCGGCATCGAGGATGGCAACCTTGTTGCGGAGATTGAATGGGACGACCATGAATCCAACCCTCTTGGCCAGCTTGTCGCTTCACAGTTCCGAAGAGGCATGCTGTCAACGGTCTCCGTTGGGTTCTATCCGGGCATGTCGACCCCTCGGTCTGCTCTTCCAGAGGATGACCCGCGACGATCTGAACGGGGGATGATTCACACCGACAACGAGCTTCTTGAGATCAGCGCGGTGACCATCCCCGCCAATCCGAATGCTACTGTCCGTGGTCTTTCAGCCGATGCGCCAGAGCTTGAGCTTCTCCGCGAGTGGACAGCCCTTGGATTCGAGGGTCATCTGCGAGAGACTCTGATCAGGCTACTGTCTGAAGACGCTGCGATTCGCCGAATGATTGAGTCGATGTTCCTGACGCACTCATTGGTTGAGCCTTCCGTTCCTGATCCCGCTCCTGATGACGGATTCTGGGATGACAAGTCTTAAAGGTTTTCTTCCTGCCTTGACAGGCTCATCCACATCGCGGTAGAAGGAGTTCGGGCTTGGTCTGTCTTGTCATCCCTGGAGACGTGGGATGTTCGAGAACAACGAAGAGGAAATCGCCACCGCGGAAGACGCGAAGCGAGTAATCAGTCAGATCGTAACCGAGCAAAAGCGCCTCTCTTCGGAGAACCGCTCGCTCGCTGAGAACTTGGACGCCAAGGTTGCCGACCTCAAGGTCGCCCACAAGGCGCTCGCCGAAGCACAGAACAGGGTCAACAACAGTGATCCCGGTTCGGTTGCCGTCCGTGACTTCATTCGGACTCGTGATGACGGTACACCGGTTGTCCGTTGGGCATCCGGCACCGACGAGAATGACGACTTCCAGCCAGGGCTGATCGACACCCCTTCGGATGACCTCTGGGTCCAGAAGATGCAGGAACTCGTGAGTCAGCGCACGATGGTCCGTGCAATGACCCGCGGCAAGTCGCATCGGGCCGCACCGGGCGATAGCCCTCAGACCGATCGTGCGATCAATCGCCATCTTGAGTCAGCGCCGGCTCCCATTCGGAAGCTGTTTTCGGATGCTTCGACTACGGGTGCCGAGTTTATTCCCGATCTCCTGTCTCCGACTCTCGAGCGAGAGCTTCGGGANGCCCGNCGGGTGGAGGCTCTCTTCCAGACCGTGCCGATGTCAGGCAAGGAGCTACGGATTCCGTTCCTGTCCACCGAGTTGCGACCCTACAAGAAGGTTGCGATCACCGGAGACGACCCGGCACAGTACACCTCGAGCACGATTGTGACGGCTCAGCGCTCTATCACTGCCACGGGGCTTGCCGTTCGGGCACAGCTTGACGAGGACACAACAGAGGACAGCGTTATCGCTGGTCTGCCTCTTCACAGGTCCCTTTTGGTAGAGGCGATTGTCGATGGTGTGGAGGACTGCATCATCAACGGAGACAGCGCCGCGTCCCACCAGGACACGATTGCAAGTTGGAACGCTCGGTCCCGTTGGGGTTCCTCGGGGCTCGGCGGCGCTGGTGATCACCGTCGTTGCTGGCTCGGTCTCCGTGCGTATGCTGCGGACAATTCTGCTACGGTAGACGGTTCTGGAGCAGAGACCCTTGCTGGTATCCTTAGCGATCGCTCTCAGTTGGACAGCCCGCACGGAACAGCCGGTGATCTCGTCATGATCGTGTCACCGGAATACTACCTTGCGAAGATGTTGGACTTCGAGGAGATCCAGACCATCGACAAGTTCGGACCCTCGGCCAGTGTGGTCTCAGGCTCGGTCTCGAAGATTGCCGGGATGCCTGTCATTCTGTCGGAGTTCGTTACGGCAGACCTTCACACGAGTGGCCTTTTCACAGGCTCTCTATCGAAGACCGGATACCTCCTGGTCAATCGGAATCGTTGGAAGATGGGCGTGCGTCGTCAGGCGCTCGTGGAAGTCGACAAGGACATCACCAGAGGCGTCATCAACTGCGTCTCGACCGTTCGGAAGGCCTTCTTCTCCATTGACTCGACGAAGAAGAATGTCGTCTGGTCCTACAACCACTCAAGCTCGTAGAACGCTCCCCGGCTTTCAACACATCAGACCAGAGGACTACAGCATGTCAGAAACAGTCACAGTCACATTGGAGATCGGTAGCGAGACCGCTGCCGGAATCGCCGCTGCGAACGACTACTACGCGGCACACGGTCAGGACGGGGAGTGGAGGCTCGAAAAAGCTTACTTCTGCCCGCAGATCACTACCGCCCTGGACGGGTCCGACTACGTGTCGATGGAGCTTTTCCAGGGGTACTCTGGATCCTCTACGGCGATCGCTACTGCGATGACCACCCAGACGGTGGCCTTCACGGTCGGGACTGTTCGGGAGTTCACCCTTAGCGAGAATTCTTCTCGTGAGTTCGGGCCTACCGATACGCTCTTTTGTGACCTGAATGAGGCCGGCACGTTCACTGCTGGTATGCGGGGCGCGATCGTCTGCCGGTTCCGTAAGATCCGGTCCTAATGAAGGTTCGCTTCCTGGGCTTCAGCCACACGGATACGTACCGGGGTCACGAACCCGGATGCAAGT